TGATAATCGCAAATGGTATTTGTGTTGGTGTCATGATGAAAATACGGTATCACAGGAGATATACATCTCGTATAGAGAGATTTTGATAATTGATTAAAAATTAAAAAGAAATGAATATACTTGATTTACCATTAAAGGCTATATGGTATGATATGATAGAATCCGGTGAGAAAAAAGAGGAGTATCGAGAACATAATAGCTATTGGGCTAAAAGATTTTATGTTTGCTATGATAAAAACACGGATTGCAGAATCTATATTCCCGAAAAGTGTAAATATTGTTGTAAGCCTTCCTTTAAGCTTTATGATGCTGTTCGTTTTCGTTACGGATATACAAAACGAACTATGTTATTCAAATTGAATAGCATTTCTATTGGCAAAGGTCGTTCGGAATGGGGTGCGCCAGATTATAAAGTTTTTATTTTGAAATTAGGCAATCGGATTAACTAATAACTAAAAAGAAAGGAGCTATCTAAAAACAACAGATAGCTCCACAAAAGATTATTTGTTATGTCCTGGGGCGTGTCGCTTAGCGGATTTTTCACCTGTGATCTTTTTAGCTTGTCCTGGTGGAATAGTCTTAACCTTGTTTGGTTTGGATTTCACATGAACATGTGTTGCACAAGATGAGAAACTAAGTCCCATAGCAATAATGAAAATTGCAAGTAAATATTTTGCTTTCATAAGAAATGATTTAATATTAATAGAATACAAATATATAATAATTGAAGGGGTAAATAGCTCAAATCTCGTAAAAAAGTCCTTGGTGATCTTGAGGATTTTCTTCATGCCCTTTATATCTTATATGAAACTAAGATATGAAAACGCAAAAATGTATAGCCTGTGGCCGAGAAACGGTTTCTGTGATCAAAACAGAAGAAGGCCATATCTGTTATAACTGCTATTCTGATAAAAAGATCCCTCCTAAATCAAAACAGCATCATGACAACGAAGAAGCTCGGATTCAGTCGGAGTTTTTCAATAAGGTTCCTTTATTCTTCCCGAACCTACCGGATCGGCTCCTTTTTGCAGTCCCGAACGGTGGTAGCCGGCATAAAATAGAAGCGGCTAATATGAAGCGCCAAGGCGTTAAACGAGGTGTAGCTGATGTGATCCTTCAGATACCGAAAAAGGGGTATGCTTCCCTTTGTTTGGAGTTCAAGACATCGACGGGAAAACAATCTCCCGATCAAAAAGAATACCAACGCCAAGTTGAAATGGCAGGTAGTAAGTATGTGATTGTTCGGAGCGTGGAACAGGCTATCCGGGAATTGCAACTGTATTTGTGTTAATTGATTACCCCTGTTATATTTTAGAATAAAAGTTATGACAGAATTGAAGTATGACCCTCGGAATTATCGCATCCACACAGATAAGAATAAACGGCTTATTAAAAAGAGCCTGGAGGACTGCGGAACGGGTCGTTCTATTCTATTGGATAAGAACGATGTTATTATTGCCGGAAATGGCGTTTATGAGCAGGCTTTGGAACTTGGGTTAAAGGTTCGGGTTGTAGAGTCTGACGGGAATGAACTGATAGCGATCAGGAGAACGGATTTGTCTACAGAAGATGAAAAAAGAAAGCTTTTGGCTTTGGCTGATAACCATACATCGGACACTTCTATGTTCGATTTTGCAGCCGTAGTTGAAGATTTCAGTATTGACGAACTTGGTGATTGGGAGTTGGAGCTTCCATTTGATGATATGCCGACGGATGTGGATCGTTTTTTTGAGGGAGCAGATAAAGTAGAGAATAAGAGAAAGACGATGGTTTGCCCTCATTGCGGAAAGGAAATAGAGCTATGATCTTATATCTTGCCGGTTATAAACCTTGTGCCAAACGATGGAACCTTGACACGAAAGATATCTATCTCTTAAGTTCTTTTTGGGAGCATAAATCGGGACATTATGGTGGTTATGTCTGTCAAGAGAAACATATTCTTGATAGCGGTGCGTTTTCAGCCTTTTCCGGAAAGAATAACAGTTTTGATTGGGATGGCTATGTCAAGAAATATGCTGACTTTGTTCTGAAAAATAACATTCAACGCTTCTTTGAGCTGGATATAGATGTTGTTGTAGGGCTGGAGAAGGTCGAGTATTACCGTAAATATTTGGAAGATCGTACAGGGCGGCGGCCTATTCCTGTTTGGCATGCAAGCCGGGGGAAGGATTATTTTATTCGGATGTGTGAAGATTATCCCTATGTTGCGATCGGTACGACCTCTGCGATGGAAGAGGGTAGGCGGATAAGAGGTAATCCCATGATATTAAAATGGTTTATCGATCAAGCTCACTCTGTCGGTACCCGTATTCATGGGCTTGGATTTACAGATACGATATTTCTTCCTTTTTTGAAGTTTGATAGCGTTGATAGTACGACTTGGTTGTCCGGTTCCAGATTTGGGCAGATTTATTTCTTCAATGGCAAGCAAATGATATATCGTAATCCTCCCCAAGGGATGAGGGCTAAGAATCATGATTTATCGAATAGACACAATTTTAATGAGTGGATAAAATTTCAAAGGTATGCGGAACGATACTTATAACAAGAAAGTCCTTCTGTATTCAGGAGGTATGGATAGTTGGTTGATAGACAAACTCTGGAAACCGGATATAAGGCTTTATGTCGATATGAATACCCGTTATTCAAAAGAGGAAATGAAGCGTCTTCCGGATGATACCATCATTGAGAGATTGGATTTATCAAAGTGGGAACGTGAAGATAAAATTATCCCTCTAAGGAATATGTATTTGATCGGTATTGCGACGAACTATGGCGATGAAATCTGTTTGGGAGCGACAGCCGGTGACCGTGTTCTTGATAAATCGCCTGTATTTGCCGAGTTGTATGAGGACTTACTCGGCTATCTCTACCAAAAACAACATTGGACAGAAAAACGAACGATCAAGATAAACTTGGACTATAAAGCATATACCAAGACTGAGTTGTTGAAGCAATATATAGCTCAAGGAGGTAATATTAGTGAAGCGTTTAGTTCATCGTTCAGTTGTTATGCTCCTGTTGATGGGCACGAATGTTGGAACTGTAAACCGTGTTTCCGTAAATTTATTGCTTTTGCGTTGAACGGATATCCGTTTTCCATGGATGTAATCGGCAGGAATATATCTTATATGAAACATGAAATACTTCCTTTGATCGAATTTGGCGAGTATGGCCGGAAACGGGAGGAGGAAGAGATAAGACAGGTATTAACTCTTTATCGATAAAAATCGTATGTATACAGTAAGGAAGCGTCTAGAGATATCGGCGTCTCATCGTCTGAGTCTCTCTTATGCGAGTAAGTGTGAGAACTTGCATGGGCATAACTGGATCGTAATCGTTTGGTGCAGGTCTAAACAGTTGAATCCAGATGGTATGGTTGTCGACTTTGCCCATGTCAAGCGAATGATCCAGGAGAAACTAGATCATAAGAACTTGAATGAGGTATTATCGTTTAATCCGACAGCGGAAAATATAGCGAAGTGGATCTGTGACCAGATACCTCAATGTTTTAAGGTGATGGTTCAGGAATCAGAGAATAATATAGCGTGGTATGAAGAAGATAAATGAAATTTTTTACAGCATTCAAGGTGAAGGCTACTTTACTGGTACGCCAGCTGTTTTTGTTCGCTTCTCTGGATGTAACTTGAGGTGTCCGTTCTGTGATACGGAACACAAAGAAGGCAAGATGTTAAGTGATGATGAGATTATTGCGGAAATAAGGCGTTATCCGGCTTTGCATGTCGTATTGACAGGCGGAGAGCCTTGTATGCAGGTTACATATGATTTGGTTGATAAGATCAAGGCCACTGGCCGATTTGTTCAGATTGAGACAAATGGAACTTTGGTTCCACCTGTAAATATAGACTGGATTACGTGTTCCCCAAAAGAGGGCGGTAAAACAGTCGTGATCAACCCGAATGAACTGAAGGTAGTCTATACCGGACAGGATATGTCGCAATATGATAAATATTCAGCGGGAGTATATTATTTGCAGCCTTGTTCCGGCCGGAATACGAAGGAAGTTATTAACTATATTAAAGAGCATCCGAAATGGAAGTTAAGCTTACAAACACACAAGATATTGAATGTGCGATAAGAACGATCCTTTCTTTTATAGGCGAGGATCCTTGTCGGGAGGGCTTGAAGGGAACGCCGGATCGTATCATAAGAATGTGGAGAGAGATTTTTCGTGGATATGATCTGTCACAAGTGCCTAAAATAACGGTCTTCCCAAATGGCGTGGATGGCCTTTCTTGTGATAGTGTTATCGCAGATTCAGGTGGATTTTATTCAATGTGTGAACATCATATGATGCCTTTCTTTGGGAAGTATTGGTTTGCTTATATACCCAATCCGAAAGGTAAGATACTAGGCATATCGAAAGTTGGTCGTGTCGTTGATTATTGTGCGGCACGGTTACAGGTACAAGAGCGATTAGCGAAAGATATCATCGTGATGCTCCAAGAAGCGTTAGGTTCGGAATATCCACCTTTGGCGATGGGTATCGTATTGGAAGGGGAACACTTGTGTAAGTCGATGCGTGGTGTAAAGAAAGAAGGTAAAATGCGTTCTTCTTTCTATTTTGATAATGGAAGTTTACCTGAATTGAGGGCAGAATTGTCCCGATTCGTTAGTTTTGGTTAATTATGACAGAGAAGAATGAAGTAAAAAAGAAAAGTAGGGGGCGTAAATCTGGATATAGAGAAGAGTATGCGGAACAGGCTCTAAAACTTTGTCTGTTAGGTGCAACGGATAAAGAGATCGCTGAGTTCTTCTCTGTCTCAGAACAAACGTTGAACAGCTGGAAAAAGAAGTTTCCTCAATTTCTTGAGTCCTTAAAAAAGGGAAAGGCTGTGGCGGATGCGAATGTCGCTTCGAGACTTTACAGCCGTGCGATTGGCTACGATGCCA